CGCCCACGACATCTGCGTCACAAGTCCGGCCTTTATAGATTCATACATCTGACGGCTCGCCTCCGTCGACGAGAGGTCTGCCCGGATGTATAATCCGCGATCATTGATTGAGAGCTGAAGTGTTCCGTTCGACTGGCGAGCGAAAACCATGCCCCCGTGGTTGTAGAGGAAAATCACGTCGTCCATGTTGGCGCCGTTGAGCGCGTTCCGGTCGATCTGCTCCATATATTTGATCCCGTCATACTCAAAAAGAGTGTACGGATCGTTCCATGTGGTCGCATAACCTTCGACGATGAACTCCTCATCTTCAAGCGCCCGGAACTGCATGTCCGGAAGCTGAATCATTCGGTATTCCCGATCAGGCTTGATTGCCATTTTCTTCTCCTTCCTCCGGTGGTTCCGGATCGTTATTTTCAGACGGATCCGCCGGTTCTATCTGTTCCGGTTCCGGCTCCGGTTCTGTCGTCTTTTTGTCTCCGAGGTAGTAATATTCACCACGGATCGGAATCAGGTCGCCAAGCTCCGGCGGCAGCTCCGTAAAGTTCAAAAGCGTCCGCGCCTCATTGATCGTGATCACTCCTCTGTCCATCATGGCTCCGACGAAGCTGATCTTGTCGGACGTGGACATGTACTGGAGCTGGGTGGCGATCACCTCCACCTTCGCACCGTGACCCTGTTCCAGATCCGAGAAGAGCATCTGTGTCAGAACCTGTTCAAGCTGGATCGCGAACGGCTCAATGGCTCCATCGAAAAGAGCGTCGAGCGCTGCGCCGCTGGCCTTGTTCTGAATCACATCCTCGTTGACGCCGAAGTAGTCGAACACATTCTCCTTGATCAGCGCCTGTTCCTCTGCACTCACCGTGTACGGCTTGCTCTGAACCTGCTGGATGCCATCATAGGTATTCGGGAAGAGCAGGAAGCCGGAAGCGTCGGCCTTCATGTTCCGCGTGGTGAAGTTCTTCTGTTCCTGTGCCAGATCCTCCGGGTCTTTGAAGTTCGTCGCCCTGGCTAAGAATCGGAACGTACTTGCTGCCTTCACGCCTTCGCGAATGCCCTGCCGCTCGATCGAGATGAGATCCAGCGTGTCCCGGAGCGCTTCATTCGATGCTCCGAACAGGTCGTCCTTATACTGGAACCTCGTCAGGATGCCGCAGCGGTCAAGCTCCACGGCTGCCTTCTGCCGGTTCGTGAATTCATATTCCAGATACTCTTTGCCGGTCCGCGTGTTTTCCAGGACTTTGCACTTTTCCGGAAGACAAGGCCACAGGCCGACCACATCATTCTCGATGTTGATGATCGGAACGATGAAGAGCGTGTTCTGCATGTCAAGGATCGTCTCCGACCGGTACAAAAACTGACTCCACGTCATATACTGATTCGGCCTCTTTTTCATGACCGTCTGAGTCTTCGGCATCGCGGATCCGTGGATCTTCACTTCCAGCTTGCTGATGTGTCTGGCCTTCGCATCAATCGCGGACCGGACCAGTTCTGACTCATAGATCTCACCACGCCACCGATGAAATACCGGTTCATAGGCCGTCAGCGTGTGGAAGTAAGAATCCGCGACCACCTTCCGAGGCCGGAATATTCTGTCAAATAAGCTCATTCTTTTCACCTCTTCAAATTCTGGAGTTGGCCACCAATTTCCGCGTGCCACTTCTGCCGGACGGTCATGGCGTCGAGGAAGGCTGCCATTCCGTCAATCCTCTGAAGCTGACCGAGTTTGACCAGCTTCTTCCTGTTCGTTTCGTTGTTAAGCTTCAGCGCCGCGTTCAGCATGTGAATCTTCAGAAGGTCGTTGTCTCCGCATTCGAAGGCGCCGTCTCTGATCATGCCGTCCACCTCGTTGATGACCGGCGTCAGGTTCTCGCCCTGGTAAACGTCGTCCATGTTGAAGCCGTAGGAGCTCATGTCCTGCACGAGATATGCCGCACTATATCGGTCATATCCTACTTTGAGCGGATAAATCTTGTATTTCTCAATCAGATCGGTGAACCACTTTTCCACATCGTGATAATCTACGAAGTTCTCACCGGACGGACTCAGGAAGCCTCGCGCCACGAATGCCATGTACGGAACCCCGTCTCGTGCCGCTGCCTCTTCGATCTTTTCCGACGGCATCCAGAAGTGAGCAAAAACATGCTGCTTCCCATCCTTCTCGATCACGCAGATCGCCGCCGTCAGGTCCGTTGTCTGAGACAGGTCAAGGCCGCCGACCGCATAGCAGCGCGAGAAGTCCTCGAAGCGCAGCGGCTGTCCGCTGAAGCACTTTGCCACGTCCGTCGTGTTAAGCCATGCTTGCGAGCTGTTCTGCTTGATGCAGCAGTATTTACACAGGAACTCCGCCTTTTTGCTGAGGCTCTGTTCCGCGACCGCAATCTCGCTGAGGATGTAATCCACCGAGACAGACTTGCCGAGCTGAGGAATGCTCTTCCGGATCTCGTTAATGTCGTTCCACTGATCCGGATCGTCGATCATGTAGATCACCGGAAGCAGGCGCTTCTCATTCGAGTCTCCGAGGAGGAACCGCGTGGACCGCTTCATCAGCTCGTCGTAGATCCCATCGTTTTCATAACCGGATGTTGTCATCGACAGAAGCAGAGCCTCGCCAGCTCTCGCGCCCATGCCGGACTTCATCACCTCGTACATCTTCAGGCCCCGGTCACCGGGCCATGCCGCCACCTCGTCACAAAGGCACAGGCTCGGATTGAATCCGTCAGCGGTTTTCGCCTGGAACGCGACGCGCTTCATCACGGCATTGATTCCGGAGATCTCAATCTGCGACTTACTGCCGCGCCGGATCTTCGGAAGCATCGAGCCGTCATTCACTTTCCGGTTATGCTCGTCACGCTCGTCACAGCGCTCTTTTTCAGCCTGGTATTCCGGATCGAGCTCGATCATCTTCCAGGTCGTGTCATACACAATGTCCGCCTGCTCCAGCTTCGGAGCCACGCAGTAGATCTCCGACCCATAGCCGCCGTTTCTGAGCTCATAATCGGCGATTGCGGACGCTAAAATACTTTTGCCGTCTTTCCGACCGACCACAAGCAAGGCTTCCCAAAAGTGCCGTTTTCCGTCCTCGTCGACGATGCCATACAATGCCGACAAAAAAGCCTTCTGCCACGGCTCGAACCGTAACGGCTGCGGCGCCAGCGGCCCCTTGACGTGGAAGCAGTGGCTCTCCATCCACTCGATCGCCGTGTTCGCCTGTTTCTGATCAAAGAAAAAGAGACCCTCTTCGAGTCCCTTGATCAGATATTCATACACCATGCGAGTCCAGCACCCAACGTGCTCTGTTCTCTCGGTTATTCGTTGATAATAGTCGTAGATCCAATTCGTTCCGTCCATCGCCGGTTCCCTCCTGGCTGTTCCGAACCGGTTCGGTTTGGTCTTGTTCATTTCGCTCTCGTTTTTTGATCGAGAAAAGTTGCCCCCATCGGTCTTTAAGGCTTCATCGTACTTTTGTTCGACATGGGGGGATATTTAGCGGATTTCCACCGTCCCGTCCTCGTGTATACGATAGCGCCGATCCTGTCTCCGATGCTCATCCTCGTGACATTCACGGCAGACGGCTTCGAGGTTAGACCAGGAAAGAGTGATGTCCGGATTGTCTATCGTCTCCGGTGTGATATATACCTTGTGATGCACGATCACCGCCGGATGGTAGAGTCCTTTCCGAAGACAGCGCTCGCACAGTCCTCCGACCGATTGAAGGTATGCGGCACGGCAGGCCTGCCACCGGCGCGACTTATAGAATGCTGCTGCGAAGTCTTTCATGCGATCCTCCTTGGAATACAAAAGGCCGCAGCGCTTATGTCTACGGCCCAGTCGAAACAGATGCAAAAAGGCATCGACTTCAGGAGGTCTCCTCTTTACGTTCTTCGACGTGTACATCATAACACAGGTCATATATGACTTTCTATGACTTGTTTTCATAGGTCCGGGAATGTACGCGAGAACGCCAGAAGAGCTCTTCCATGCAGTCGGCATGTCCACTCGTAGGAGTATGACAGCTCCTCCGCGATCTTGGCCAGCGGCTTTTCTTCCAGGTAACGCATGTAGAGGACGTCAGAGTATATGTCCGGATTAACGGCAATCAACCTCTGCCGAATCTCTTCGTACATGTCGAGGTATTGTTCCTTCAGCCGGATCAGCTTCTGTTCTTCCGCGTCGAGCCGGATGACATAGTTCGCAAGAGCGTCTCCGGAAGGCGAGGACTGAATCATGTCCTTGTCGTAGCGGATGGCTTTTGGCGATGCAACTTCCGTCCGGATTTCTTCGATGCGCGTCTCGACCTGTTTGATTCTGCGTCTCAGGACTGCCGCCTTTGACAGATACTCTTTAGCTGTCATTGTTCTCCTTCCTCCTGGTTTTCCGATCGTCCACATATACGAGCACCGCGATCAGGAATATTCCGAAAAGCGCTCCGAAGACAAAACCGATTGCGGCTGCTATAAGTAGGTCAATCATCCTCGCTCCTTTCCACCCGTCTGTTCCATGCTTCGACCGCAAGTTTTCTGCCTCTGTCACCGTGTGTGTAATTCATAAACACTCGACAACATCTACAACCAATCCATCCTTCGTTACAAGGTATATGATTGTTATTTTTATAGCTGTCCTCTTCAGCTTCCCTTCCACAAAACGGACACGGTTTTAATTCACTCATTCTTCGCTCCTTTCTTTCAGCCACTCAGCCCATTCCTGCATAGTGCATTGAGCGGTAAAACCCACTTTATTCATGGACGATTCAGCACAAATGATATAATCTCTTGCGTTCGCCACCCATTCAAGGCACCAATTCGTGACATCAATGAGCGTTTTGAGATTCTCAAGCACTTTCTCGTCATAGTATGTCTCACCAATAGGTTCGACATCGCCAACGAGGATGTCTAACAATTTTGTAATTTCTTCGGAATTCAGCTTACTCATCTGCGCTCCTTTCGTACGGTTTCGGGAGAGGCATCCATGCGGTTACTCGCTGATACTTTCTCTGTGCCCAAGTTGTCTTTCCTCTGAATGTATCAATCCCTACTAAAATTCCGGACTCAACATCGTCCCAATAACATGGGTGATATGTTACTAAATACTCTCCTCTTTTTTCTGGCAACCGCTCCGTAACGGGAATCCACCTCGGTTCTGCGTTCTGCCGAACCTCTTCTGCTGTCTTCCGAATCACCCGATTCCACCTCGGACAGCAGTGCTTCTCCTGATCATACTCCTTGCAGTCCGTACACCACTCGTCAAGGTCTGGCTGTGCTGATGGCAAGTTGTACACACAAGATGCCGCAATTTCAAAAGCATGATTCATAATCCTGTCCGTTTCTGTCAGCGGATACAACTCATCTACAAATCGCAAATGCTTCTCTATGCTGTCTATCGCACTTTTCCTGTCAATCAAATCTGCCATTGTCTCTCCTCCATTCCCTATACACACACCCATCGCAAACAAATTCCTGACAGTTCGCACAGTGTTCCTTCGCCTCAGCAATGATATGCCTTGCGATTTCTTCCTGTTCTTCCCTCGTTAGTTCATCCATTGTCTCTCCTTTCCTTTCTCCACTTTCTCAGTTCATCTGTGAGATTATCAATCGACCTGTGAATATCCATGATCGAAAGCCACGGTGCGATAACGATGTAAAGGATTGCCAAAGTAACAATTGAAATTGCAATTTTAGTCCAAAAACTCATCCTGTTCACCTCTCATCATGCTTTCTGCCATTGTCGCATAATATTCATCCCGTTCTGCGTCTGCTTTTTCGATAAAGTGTCTATCAAGATAACACCCTACTATTGTCCCGTCTTTATCTTCATACTGGAAAGGGCTATCCCACCCATCTCCAAATATCGCACAATCCTCGCCTCTATCGCTTTCATTGCTCCAGTAATGGTATAGAGGACATCTAACACATTTCATCTTGTTCTCCTCTCATTTCCGCGCCGCACCATCTGCAAAAGTGGTAGCTCTCGCTTCTGTTATCAGGAATATAAGTCGTTATCCCACAGCACGAACACTTGTAATATCCGTGCATGTCATAAGTCCACTTCCCCTTCTTCCGCTCCACCACATCAGCGGTCGGTTGTGCTTCGATGTACTCCAAAACATCATCGCAATAATCCATGTTGTGTATGATATCCATCCAGAGCGCATCCGCATCAATGTACCTCGGCATCTGTTTCCTCCCTCCTTACCTTGTACTTTTCATCCAGAATCTGCATGGATGGATACTGAGCCAGATAAGCATCCAGCTGTTGCTCAGTGACAAATCTGGATATCCAGATCAGTCCAGATGATCCATAGTGGTCTGAAATCACGATATGAATCATATCCTTTACTGGCTCGGCCTTTTTGAGCAGTGCCTTGGTCTCCTCCTCCTTTCGGAGCTGTCGAATCATTCGCCACTCCTCGACAGTTAGCCTGTGTTTCCTCATGTCTGATTTTGCTTTCACTTCTTCCTCCTCCGCTGATACTGCATGATGACCTCCTCCTTGCCAGATCTCGGAAAATATGGCACATAAGCCCATGTGACCCTGTTGTGCATCTTGTGATCCTGTCCCTTAAACTGGTCATTGGTCTCAATCGGCTGCTTGGAGACTCTGACAAGCTCATACTGTGATGGGATCTCATTGGCTCCAAAAAGCATTTCCTCTTTCCATCTGGGCATCGGCTCGGATTGGAGCTTGTACACATTCTCCCCATTCTGCCTCCTTGCGATCTCACAGTCACAGACTCGGACAGACTCATACCCTTTCGGATAGACAATGGTGATGAATCCATGGTCATTGCATTTACGGCAGAGGATGGTCTCTCTGGATTGCATCCTAAAGGCCTCCTCCTCTGCTCTCCTCCTTACATTCTCCCTGACATTCTTCACATATGCCAAGACCTCCGCCACAGATGGTGTGTGATCGATCTCTGAGATGGCCTGTTTGACTCCCTCTCTGACCTCTCCCAAGAGATACGGCTTTAGGATCTCATACCATAGGTCATATGTGGCATCATCCTCAAATCGGAGGAAAGGCCAAGCTGCTGAAAGCATCTTGAATGGTGTCAGTGCTTCATCTCTCGTCATAGTGCATCCTCCTCATCCCTCTTTCTGGAATTTCTCTCGATAGCAGCATATTTCTCCTCCAGAGAGGCTGGCCTTTTACAAAACGATCCGCCGAATCCATTACTGTTCTTTGTATATTCATTCTTTTCTTTCTTTGTTTGGTATCGGTTAGTGTATCGGTCAGCGTATCGTTCAGTGTATCGGGCACCTTGAAAATCCCCATATTTTACAATGGATAGAAGCGTACCGTTTTGTGTATCGGTTAGTGTAACGGTTAGTGTATCGGTCAGAAAGGTCAAAAATCTCTGCACTTTTCCTATCGACCAGTGCCACCTATTAGCCAGATGTCTGTAGGATGTCAGTGTGCTGCCTCTTGGTACAGTGACCTTTCCTGATCTTGTTGAGACCACTCCATCCTCATGATTCACAAGCATGATCAGGTCTATCCATGCGGATCTCCGATCAAATGGCTGTGAGTCTTTCCAGATTTCGGAATCCCAAAGTGATCTGTGTAGGAGGATCCACCCTTTGTCTTTATTAGCCATTCTTTCCTCCCAAGATCTCCATGATCACTTTCCCTGTCTGCCTTTTGTCGCAAAATCTCCACTGGACTCCATACCGCTCGGACATGGTTTTCATGACCTTGTACATCCGCTCACCAGTGATGGCATTCGGGGAATCTCGGAGCCTTGGATTCTTCCACTCGGCAACATCATCCAGAGTCTTGATCTGCCCTCCATGCTCACATAGCACTACAAGCTCGATTTTGGCCTGTTTTGCCCTTTCCAGCTCGTCTCTAAACCGTTTATGCCCCTGAGTGAGATTGTTTGCGATTTCGGTCAAATTCTGCTTTCTATCGACCACCAGCAGACCATGATCGATCCGCTGGTAGTCTCCGACATAGAGCTTTGATCTGATGACCGTCACTCCATGACTGTCAAAGTATGTCAGGATCTTCCTGATGGCCTGTGGATGTTCTCTGGTATCGACCACAATCACCATCCTGTCCTGATCATTGTCAGAATTATCGAAAAGGCAGCTCATCACCATTTGAGAAATCTGTAGGCATCCAGACATCTGTAGGATCGGCCTGAGAGGAGCTGACTGGTGCTGACTGATTGGCAAATTTCTTTGCTGGCACATCCGCATCCAGTGCCTTGTGGTCATCGCAAAACCATCTGATTCTCCGCCTCGTCTTGATCTCCCCATTGTACTCTTCCTCGACTTCTCCGAAGACAATGCCGATCCGCTTACCCTTAAACTGATCTGCCCAGTTATTGCCTCCCCATCTGATCGAGACTCCATTGGAGTCCTCATACGATGTGCAAAAGGCCTTAAATGATCGGCCTGTATTTCCGCTGCTGTCCTCTGTCAGGATGTACTGGGTGGCCTGATAAGGCCATTTTTTCGGGGATCTGGTATCATTCTGATACTGCTCGGTGAAATACCTCGGCTGTGCATCCTCCGCTGCAAGATCGACATAGACAATGATCATGTCCTTGCCAGATTTGCTCTGAGTCTCCTCGACAGCTTTGATTATACCTCTGTGGCCTCCAAGCACTACCGGAGTGAATCCTGTTCCTGTTTTGGTCTGGTCATAATTGTTCGGCTTATTCATTGATTAAAATGCTCCTTTCTGTGATCCTCATTGCACGAATCGTGCCAGTTAATGTGTCAATTGCCCTGATCAGGTCAGTGATCATTTCTGGAGTAATCACTCCAGCTGTTTGATTGTCCGCACTGGGTGCATCGGGCATTTTCTCCAGATCCGCAAAGCAAATCTGATCATCTGCTTTCCTCGGCTTGTTCCTTTTGATCAGGTCTCGATATTCGATCCCAAGCCTCTCATTGATTTTCCAGAGATACTGCTCTGGAAATTCCACTCTGCCCTTGTACTTTCCGAAAATGTGACCAAGGGCATCTTTGCTCCAGCCAATGGCAATTGATGCTTTGGACATCGTGCCATACTTCTCGGTGATCCTTTCCTTGAGTGGCTCAAGCTGCACCCTGATGCATTTCTCATACTTTTTCATGCTGGCCTCCTTTCATCTGTCAGCGGATTCTCAAGCTCTCACCCTGTTCCAGATGAGCAATGCCCTCAAGGTCTTTCCCAGCCTTGAGATCCTCCTTGATCTTAGCCTTGTCCAGCTTGGGATCCTGTGGGATCAGATACTCCGCTGGGATATTCTCCAGATACTGCTCATCCATGACCACAGAGGGAGGATTTTTCTGGATCGCAAAGGCAAAAAGATCGGTCTTGAATTTGGTTTTGCCTGTCAGGATCATGCTGTTTTTCAGATTGTCGGTCATCCGATCCAGATTGCCATCGATGGATTTGATCATGCCGTCAATGCGGTCTCTCTCCGCCTTGAGTGCGGTCTTTCTGGCTTTCAGCTCGGCCATGACCCTTGCATACCCATCGGCCTTGTCCTCGATCTCCCCAATCAGGGACTCCATGCTGTCCTCCAAGATCTGGGGATCTGTGTCTGGATCTGTTGCCAGTGAGAGCAGAAACTGATACTGCCCTGTTAGCTCATAAAGAGTGTTTTGTGTTGCCATGTTATGACTCCTTTGCATATTTCATGTATAAATCATCAAAGGCCTTGCCTCTTTTGATTGCCTTGTAGAATGTCCAGTAATTGACTCCTAAAATGCGTGACCACTCTTTCAGGCATTCTGTCTGCCCATTGTGTGTGTAAAAGAGGCAATTACTCCTGTTTTTGGGCTGGTCTCTCATTGGAATCCATCTGCAATTGTCTGGAGTATAGTCACCATGAGGATCAATGCGGTCTATGCTATATTCATCACTTGGCATTTGCCCCATGTCCTCCATGAAATTATCAAAACTGTGCATCCATCTGTCACAGACATTGATCCCATACTTTTTGTAATTCCCTTTTGTGCTTTTCGGAGCATAGCATCTGGATTTCATAGCTTTCCAGATTCTGTACTCTTTAATCTGCTTCTTGTTCATCAATAGTCCTCCAGAGCTTTCAGAACAGGAACAATGTCATTGTCGATCTCCAGAGTCTCAAATGCTCCCATCGGAGATTTTGCAGTGCTGAAATTGCTCTGAGTCTCAAAGATGTGTCTGTCTCCGACAGTTTTGCAGAGCAATACAGTAGTGAATTTCGACTCAAGGACTATCTTGTCAAGTTTCCGGCCAGATGTCTTGATTCTTGTCCATGAGTTTCCATCGTCATCTTTCTCGGTCTGGCTGTGGAATAAAAACACAAAGTCAATGCCACAGCCCTCTCTCTCTGCCCTTAGTGCCTCCATCACGATGTTGTAAACAAAGCTGGCAAGGTCAGTCCATTTATCATAATTTTTCTCTTTTGCCCTCCTCATGTCCTCTGCCACCATCAGTCCATTCATGGTGTCGATCACCACAGTCTTGATCTGCTTGGATTTATCGATGATCTGCCCGATATAAGCCAGCACAAGCCTCGGATCATCGGTCTGGAGCAGATTCTTGGCCTCGGCATTGTACTGGGCTTTCCAGCCTTTCCAGCTGAGTCCCTTGAGATCCGCATCAATGTAGAAAGTTGTTGAC